AAACGACATGAAAAAACCAAAAAACACAAAATTGCCTTGCTGCGATTGCCAGCGGCCTGCCGTAGTCAAGAAAGCCTCTGGCTACGTCTGCGCCCGATGCCTTCACTTGGAGCAATTGTATTATGGACTGGATATTCTAGGCCGTCGCAAAAACGCTAAGGCGATGGGGAGGACACGATGAACTTTGGAAAACGCGCAACCAGTCACGTAGCCGATGCCCCTCCTAAACGCGGAGAGATTGGCGAGGCGATGCGGCAAATCGCAAAGGCTCACGCTCGCCTAATGCCGGTTAAAAGATGCCATCCGTGGAGGTCAAAATTCCTAGCAACCAAACCAAAACAGAACGAAATATGACAAGCAAGGACACATTAGAATTGCGACAACTGCTCACGCTATTCAGCGCAGAGCTTCACCAAAATTCCCGCGCTAAGGGCTGGTGGGATGACCGAGACGAACTCAGCAAAACGCCAGCCGGACACGTTGCCGTTGACATTGGATGTCTCGCCCTCGCCGGGACTGAGCTAGCCGAGGCGATTGAGGCAACCCGCGTGCCGTGCCAAGATGACCACATACCCTTTTACACCGGGCAGGAGGCCGAGGTTGCGGACGCGATTATCCGGCTGCTGGATTTTGCAGCGGCTCGCAACCTGAAAGTCGTTGATGCGATGATTGCCAAGGCAGATTACAACCGAAGCAGGAGCTACAAGCACGGGGGGAAACTAGCATGACATCATACGACGAATTGATTGCCAAAAAGGTGAAGCGACCACTGGCGCATGGTTTTGAGCCTTCGCCAATGAACTCCAACCTGTTTGACTGGCAAAAGCTGATTGTTGAATGGGCCGTCCGCCAAGGCCGTTGCGCCTTGTTTGAGGATTGCGGGCTTGGCAAAACACTTCAACAGCTTGAATGGGCGCGTCAGGTTTGCCAGCATACCGGAGGCAGCGTATTGATTCTTACGCCGCTCGCCGTGTCCGACCAGACACAAAGGGAGTCGTGCAAGTTTGGGATTCAATCGTGCCTTGCCAGTTGTGACGAAGACATTACTTCGCCCGGCATTTGGATTACAAACTACGAGAAGTTGGACAAGTTCGATTGCGGCCAATTTGCTGGCGTTGTGTTGGATGAAAGCTCAATCCTTAAAAGTTTCACCGGCAAAACCAGAAAGGAGTTGACCGCTGCATTCTCGCAGACGCCTTATCGGCTTTGCTGCACCGCGACGCCGTCGCCAAATGACTACACAGAGCTGGGCCAGCACGCCGAGTTTTTAGGCATATGCACGCCAGCCCAAATGCTGGCAACGTATTTCATCAACGACACTTTCAATACGGGAGACTGGCGTTTGAAAAAACACGCAGAGCCGCAATTCTGGCGATGGCTTGCGGGATGGGCCGCGTGCGTCAGCAAGCCTAGCGACATTGGGTTTGCGGACGATGGCTACATACTTCCGACGCTTAATCTTGAAACGGTCACGGTCAATGTTGAGGAGTCGTCAGAATCGGGCGAAGACCTTTTCAGAATTGCAACGCTCTCAGCTACAACAATGCACCGAGAGATGCGATTAACGTCTGCGGCAAGGGCTGACGCGGTTGCGGGATTGGTCAATCACAGTCAAGAGCCTTGGATAGTTTGGTGCAATACAAACGACGAGGCCGACGCATTGATTGAACGCATTCCTGACGCATTGGAGGTCAGAGGCTCTGACACTCCTTCGCATAAGCAACGCGCACTTGCCGATTTCAGCAATGGGAAATGCCGCGTTATTATTAGCAAGCCGTCCATTTGCGGATTTGGGCTAAACTGGCAGCACTGCCGAAACGTGGCGTTCGTCGGGCTTAGTTATTCCTTTGAGGATTTCTACCAAGCACTGCGGAGGTCTTACCGATTCGGACAAAAGCAGCAAGTCAACGCCTACATTGTTCAGGCACAAACGGAAGGCGCGATTCTGCGCTCGATTAAAACGAAAATGAAACAACACCAAGAGATGCAAGAAAACATGAAAAAGGCAGCAAAGGAAATGCGGTTTGCGAGCGTGGAAACGCTTGACGCAAAGATGGACATTGAAACGCACAGTGGCAACGGATGGACGGTTCACCACGGAGATTGTGTTCGCGTTGCCGTTGAAAAGATAGCGGACAAAAGCGTCGGCATGAGCGTCTTTTCGCCTCCGTTTGCCGATTTGTTCACCTACTCAGCCGACCCGCAAGACATGGGAAATTGCGGCAGCATGGGCGAGTTCATGGAACACTTCGCGCATTTGATACGCGAAATTAAGCGCATCATGCAGCCGGGCAGGGAGGTTGCGGTTCACTGCGTTGACTTGCTTTCCACAAAATGGAAGCACGGAAGCATTCAGTTCCAAGACTTCAGTGGCGAAATCATCCGTGCGTTTTGGCGTGAAGGATTTCTTTTCCACTCGCGCATTTGCATCTGGAAATCACCCGTGACTGAGATGCAGCGCACCAAGGCGCACGGGCTTCTATACAAGACGCTTAAAGCCGACAGCAGCGACTCTCGTGTTGGATGCGCCGACTATCTGCTTGTCTTCCGCGCCCCCGGCGAGTGCGTGACGCCCGTCACAAAAGACCCAGCAAAATATCCGGTTGAGTGGTGGCAGGAGGTAGCGTCTCCGGTTTGGATGACGGTTGACCAAGGGCGGGTTTTGAACGGAGAAATGGCCCGCGAAAACTCCGACGAAAAGCACATTTGCCCGCTACAGCTTGACGTGATTCAACGAGCTATCGAGCTTTGGAGCAATCCCGGGGACTTGGTTTACTCGCCGTTTACAGGAATTGGGAGCGAAGGTTTTTGCGCTGTCAAAATGGGCAGGCAGTTTGTCGGCTCAGAGCTAAAAGGCAGTTACGTCAAAACCGCTGTCAATCATTTGAGGCTGGCCGAAGACGAATCGCGCACGCTTTTCAAGCTATCGTGAACCATTAGCCCACCTTGACACCACGTCAACCCATGCTAATATCCCCTCAACCTGATTGATTCAGGGCGCGGATTGAACCTCCGCTAAACAATGAACGTAGAAAACAACAATTTACCCAAGGCCGCTCTGCGTGGGGCATTTGCAAGCTATCTTCTGGCTTGTGTTCAGCCCGGTTCACTCGCGGGGTGGCCTTGGGACGTTTGTTTACCATGAAAACCGTAACCACGTTCACCATCGATGAGTTGCTAGACGTTTTGGTCAACTCACCTGAGGTTGTCAAAGTTGCAGAAAGGTTGGGGTATAAAAACTGGAAAGTCCGGCTAACGTTTGAAGATGAAATCGTTACCGGCTTTGAGCTTGCTGAGGCAATTGAAAGCGATTCCGCAAGCGAGACTAAGGCTTCCTCCTGTTAACCTTTACACGTTTAACAATGTTTACCAAACTTTACTCTCGTATCACGGAGTCGTCCTTAATGGAGCAGCCTATTGAGGTTCGCTATACGTTTATCATGCTTCTGGCGATTGCCGACCCTACCGGGCGAGTTGTCGGGACTGACGTTGCCATTGCCCGCCGCCTCAATATGCCGTTGGACAGTTTTGTTAACTCTGTAAAACAGCTTGGGGAGCCTGACCCCGATTCAAACTCAAAAGAGGAAGAAGGGCGCAGGGTTATCCCTAGCGACAGCGAGCGCGGCTATCAGCTTGTTAACTACATGAAGTATCGCAACCTCAAGGATGAGGAGGAAAAGCGCGAATATATGCGGGAATACATGAGGAAACGCAGGGAGGATGAGGCTTTGCGTAAAACCTGTAAAACTGTGTTAACTGATGTAAAAAATGTAACACAAGCAGAGGCAGAGGCAGAGGCAGAGGCAGAGGCAGAAGCAAATTCTAAAAAGAATAAAAAGAGGTTTAAGGAACCATCCATTGAAGAGGTGAAGGTCCGATGCGCTGAGATTGGGCTTCCTGAATCAGAAGCGGAACGCTTTTGGAACTACCACGCCGCCAAGGGGTGGGTTGTCGGGAATCATCCAATGCGCTCTTGGGTTGCCGCGCTCAACACTTGGAAGCTGAACGGTCAAAAGTTTAATCAAGGCGCACGGGGACCATTTAAAGCCAAATCCACCCCCACTAGAGCCGACGGCGAATTCTGCCCCGGTTGGCAGGATAAGGACCAAAAGGACATGACGGACGACGAAATAGTTGCACTAGCAGGAGGCTTATGAATCCCATTTACGACCAAGAAGCAGAGGCGGGCATTTTAGGTTGCTTCCTTTGGGAAGGCCAAACCTGCTATCAAGACGCAATTGCCGCTGGCCTAAAGCCCGAATGGTTTTACGACCTGAGAAACAAGCGCATTTTTGCGGCTATTGCAGAGCTTGAAGCGGACGGCAAACAAGCCAACGTAATCACGGTTAAGCGTGCGCTTGGGGCGGACCTAGACCGAGAAGCGGGCGGTTTTGCTTATTTGGCAGGGCTTCA